GATTCATGTCCGCCGTATGACAACATGACTGAAGCAGAAATCGAAGCGCACATCATTGCGTGCTGCACATGAGCGACCCAAGTCAATCAAAACTTGAACTCTCCCGCATCGCCGCTATTGCGGAAACAAAAGCATTGGCTCTTAAATACGCCGCTGCCGAACTGACACACGCCACGCACGGCCCCGCAAGCGAAGCCGACGCAGCGGCGCGACTTGCCATCTGCATGGCGTGCGAGCATCGGGCTGTTGAGTACAAAGGGCAAACCGACGCGGGCGGAGTTGGGTGGTGTCAGCGGTGTTCGTGCCGGGCGAATCCGCGAGCATTACTCACGGTCAAGGTGACTATGGCAGGCGTTGAATGCCCGCTCGCCAAGTGGAGCAAGGTGTCGGGCACTGGCGCAAGCGTCGCCAGCGCGGTGGACGCGGTGGCTGGCGTGGCGAAATCAATCATCCACAAGTTGAGCGGCGGGTAAACTTCTGAAATGTGGCGGCTAAAGCACAAATAAATTTCGACCGAATGTCGGAGAATGTTAAAGACTTTCCGCATCTTATTTCGTGTTTTAGGTTTCACTGCCTACAATCCAACCCTAATGCTGACACTCACCGACGAGGTTCTCGCGTGGGAAGTGTGGCTCGTTGATCAACAGGGCTACGACCGCCATCATTCTCAGAACGCCGGGAGATGGGCGCGTCGATGGGTCGAACACGCAGGCGACAAACTTACACCCGCCTCTTGTGTTGCATGGCTTAGCGATATGAGCATGGGTAGGAAACTCTCACCGCAGACGATCCGAAATCGGATGTCTATATGCAAACAATTCTGCGGTTGGCTTTTAGTCATGGGTCGCATTCAATCAAACCCTTGGATTTCAATACCCGCACCGCGTGGACGCGCTGGCGTTGGCGCAGACGCTCTCACGCAAGACGAGGTCAATAGACTCATCGTCGCCGCCGAGCGTGCGGCGCGTCATCCTGATGGCCGCATACGCAACAACGCCAACGCACGCGCTGTGTTGTATAGATTGCTAAACGGAACAGGCATGCGGTGGGGCGAGTGGCGGTGGCAGCGGTGGGATGACACCAATCTCGAGCGTGCAGAACTCAAGGTCACAAAGGACAAAAGTCGCAGGCGTGATTCGCTACCAATATCCGCAAGCGTTGTGGCGACGCTGCGAGCATGGCGGCAAATCAGCCAGGGCGAAACGGTGTTCGATGAATATCCGACGCAGAAGGGGCTTGATCGGGACATGAAAAGTTGCGGCATCGAAGGCCGTGGCAAGTGGCATCGCATGCGGGTCGGGTTCATCACCAGCGCATTTGAATTGGGCGTGCCGGCAGACCTGATTCAGAAACTTGTGAGGCATAAAAGCGTTGACCAAACGCACCGCTACCTTCGACACAAAGATTCCACGCTCAAAGCAGGCATAGAAAAAATCTCACAAATCGGGAAAGATTCTGCACTCCAAGCCCTTGACAAGCAGGATCAGGCATGTTCTGCTGCACATGTGTTCAAGCCTTCAACTACTAATAATGCAGCGAATGAGTGTTCTCTTGGGGGCTTTCGGCTTGAACACCAGAACCCTCAAGGGGACTCTCACTCGCTGCAATCAGACGCGAATCGGGCTGGCGGGATTTGTAACGACAGCCCGATCGACCGTCTGATCCACTCGATTGACCAATTGGTCAGTCAGATAAGGATGCAGAATGAGCAGCAAGGACGCAACATGGGGAGACCGAGCAGAGGATGTAATTCTGGCAATGGATCGGCTTCGCGGATTGGCCGCGAGGATCGAAGCGGCGAAGCCGTCAGAGGCGAGGCAACTCCGACTCGGCGCAATGGCGATTCAACTCGTGATCGCAAGCCGACTCGGCGATGTGATTAGACTTCTTGATCCAGTCGCTGAGGCTGATCCGTCGAGCGTTATGACGGCGTGCGAGAAGATATTGCAGGGTGACCGACCAAAGGAGATCCCGCTGGTGTCGCTCGGGCAGGGCGACATGGTGCGCGAGATCCTTGAGCGTGACCTTGTGAGCGAAGTGCAGAAGTCGTCACTCATGCAGCGAGCCGTGTTGGCGTGGCGACAGATGCGAGGTGTCGCATGACTTTGCACCTACGAAATTGCATCGTCGAAAGTTTGCCAGCGCAGGCGTATCACAGCGATGACGCTGTCGGGTCTTCGCTGATCCGCAAGTTGCAGACCTCAACACCCATGCACACGCGGGAGATGCTTGCCACTCCGATGGCATCTCCTGCGATGGCGTTGGGAACGGCACTGCATGCGGCCATCCTTGAACCCGAAAATGATTTAGCGCAGGCTGTCGTGAGTCCTGATGTTGACAAGCGAACGAAAGCAGGCAAGGAAATACATGCCGAATTTGAATTGTCTTATCAAGGTCAAGGTCGTTGCATTATTTCAGCAGATCAGGCGCAGCAGTTGGACGGCATGATCGCCGCGTGCGAAAAGGATTGGCGCATCAAGCACAGCCTGAGTGCCTGCAAGAAGCGCGAGGTCAGCGTGTTTGGCGAGATCGGCGGCTACCCCGCAAAGGCGCGGCTAGACGCATGGAACAACCAAGGCATGGTGTGTGATTTAAAAACAACTCGTGATCTAGCCAATTTAGATTTTGAGAAGTCAATCGCCAACTTCGGATACGGCATGCAAGCAGCCTGGTATCGGGCCGTGTTGCGATCAGCAATGACAGCGACAGGTCGCATGTTGCCTGACGATTTCATGTTTGTTTTTCTTGTGGTTGAAACCAACGCACCATTCGGCACTGGAGTGTTTCGCATGCGTGACGATGTCATGGACTGCTACAGCGACAGACTTGTCGAGTTGCAGATTGAATGGTGGAAGTGCAAGGCAGAGAACAAGTACCCGGGATGGCCGCAGGACGATGTCGTTGACATTGGGTTGCCAGCGTGGGCGATGAAGAAATTACAGGAGCAACTATGACAAACGAAATCATGTCAACAGATCAGCCGACACCATTGGCGCAGATGCAGAAAGCGCGGGCGATCGCAAAAGAGATTGCGGCAACGGTCTCGCATCTCATCGTTCGGATATCACAGCGTGAATATCCGACCGTCTCGTGGTGGCAGTCTGTCGCGTGGGCCTTTAATTTTACTAGCACTGAAGTAGAGGTAGTAAAGGTGGTAACAGATGACGGCTCGATCGAATACATGGCGGTCGTCGCCATCGTGCGCATTGACACAGGCGAGACGGTCAGCCGTGGCTCGGCAATTGCGTCGAGTGCGGAGCGTGCGCCGTGGGGTCGTGCCGCATTTTCGGTGCGATCGATGGCGATCACTCGGGCTACAGGTCGTGCGTATCGACACTCTCCATGCGCAATCATCCCGCATCTGTTGAAAATTGAAGCAACGCCTGCGGAGGAGATGCCGATCGAGGCCGTGGCTTTGCCTGCAACGCCAAGAAGAAACGAGCACGGATTTGCATTGCCCGAGGCAACAACCCCGAGCAGCGGGTCGAGCAGCGTGATGGCAATGCTGAAGCAATCAGTGCTCGAGGAGCAGATTGAAGGTCTAGCCGGCCAAGTCAGCGAGATTGCCAAAGAATTGGGACACAAAATTTCAGCCGCGTCGGCGCAAGCCGCTGCGGAAAAGGGAAGCACATCGCGTGAGGATGTTCGGGATCGACTCGTTGCAAAGGTTGCGACTGGTCACAGCAAATTGTCAGAAAAGAAAGCGAGTAAGAAATGAAACTGATTTGGGACGCACCGCAAGAGTTAAAAACCGACCGCAAGTTCGAGGAGATCATTCTGCCGAATGGTGTCTACACATTCACCATCACAAAGGCAGAGTTCGCCGCCGACAAGTACAAGGTGAACGAGTTTAACAAGGACGGCATGTCGCTCAAGTTGTGGCTTGACACCGAGTTCCAAGGCAACAGCAAACGGATCTTTGCGACGATCGGAGTCGACAAGCCGCACATCATCAACACGGTTGTGATCGCTTGCAACCTACCCGCAGTGAAGAAGGGCGGCTCGCTCAACGAGCAGAGCCTGGTCGATGTCGAGATCAAGGCAAAGATAAGTCAGTACACAAGCAAGGTCGGCAAGGTTTCAAATATTGTTGACCATTACTTGCCTGCGCATCCTGCGGGCCATCAATCGGGCTATGCCAGCCCGATTGTTGCGCCAGTCGACGACATGGATATTCCGTTTTGAACTAAGCCCCGGACGGCGGGCGGCGGTGACATTGGTTGCCGTCGCTCGCTTTAACAAACGCAAGGATGCGAGATGAACTATTTATCAGTGTGTAGCGGAATCGAAGCAGCGAGTGTGGCCTGGCATCCGCTTGGTTGGAACTGCGTTGGCGTTTCTGAAATAGAACCGTTTCCTAGCGCAGTGCTGGCTCATCACTATCCGAGTGTTCCCAACTTTGGGGACATGACAAAATTTAAAGAATGGAAAATAAATGGAACAGTCGATCTTCTCGTGGGGGGAACTCCCTGCCAATCCTTTAGCGTTGCAGGATTGCGGCAAGGACTTAAAGATCCACGCGGAAACCTCATGCTCACTTTTCTTGCAATCGCTGAACATTGCAAACCCAAGTGGATTCTTTGGGAAAATGTCCCCGGTGTTTTGTCATCTAACGGAGGAAAAGATTTTGGCTCCTTCCTCGGAGGCTTGGGGGAATTGGGGTATGGGTTCGCCTACAGAGTTTTGGACGCTCAATGGTGCCGAACACACAGGCACCCAAGAGCCGTGCCGCAGCGCAGAAGGCGTGTGTTCGTTGTCGGATGTCTTGGAGATTTCACAAGTGCCGCAAAGGTTTTATTTGAGCGCGAAAGCCTGTCAAGGTATTCTGCGCCGCGCCGAGCGACGAGGGAAGGAACTGCCGCAGATGTTGAGGAAGGCATTGGAAGCGGTGGCGATGTAGCGGCAACATTTACTGCTCGCACTGGAGAAGCAAGAAATAATTTTGAGCATTTAGTTTGCGCAGATGTTTCTACTGTTGATGCAAAGAATAATTTTGACCGTGGCGATAGTCAGCACCTAGACAGATTGATTTCGTGTTGGTGGGATGGCGACAACACGGCCAGCACTCTGACATCTAGTCTTGACGATCAGCGGATGCCTGACAAAGGTAATTTTGGGGCGGTGTTGCAGCCTGTTGCAATTCCAATCATGCCGCAAGCAATGCAATCTGAAGGCTGGCGCGTAGGAAAAGAAAATCAAGATGGGCGCGGCAATGGTTTAGGCGTTGGTAAAGACGGCGATCCATGTCCAACGCTTGACCGAAGCGCAGTTCATGCCGTAGCGTTTACCACAGAACAAACTCCAAAATTTAATTATGAATGTGCGCTAACTATCACGAAAGGTAGTCCGTCTGGTGGTGGTCATCCGCAATCGGTGGCAGTTGCGCCAATCGGATGTTTTAAAAGTGGTCAAGGCGCAAAATCAAGAAGCATTGGATACAGCGAAACCGTATCGCCAACCTTGCCAAGCAATGCGGGCGGTAATACTGCGCCATCGTTAGTTCAAACCATGCAAGTGCGCCGCCTGACACCAACAGAATGCGAACGGCTACAAGGCTTTCCTGATGGCTGGTCTGCAATACCCTGGAAGAAGAAGTCAGCGGATCAATGCCCCGATGGGCCACGATATAAAGCGTTGGGCAACAGTATGGCAGTCAACTGTATGGAATGGCTAGGCGAGCGAATACAGGCGGTGACAAATGGAAACTGAAGTCATCTCCCACGCATATCGCTTGCTGCCGTACATTTTTGCAGAGGACGACATCATCGAGATCCGCACGCTCGGCGCAATGCGCGTGCAGAAGTGGACGAACCTCAAAGACGCGCCTGACATCATCGCCGACCTGACGAAACTCGGAGGCAGTGCGACCGACATGTACTTCGGAGCCAACCCGAGGGCGAACAAGAAGGGCGGCACGGCTAAAGATGTGAACATGGCCAGGTGCTTGTACGCAGACTTTGACGGTGGCACGACCATCGAGCAAGCCAAGATGCGCATTGAAGAATCATTGATACCTGAGCCGACCGCGATTGTTGCCACTGGTGGAGGCGTGCATGCGTGGTGGCGGCTGTCGGAGCCGCTCACGAACATGGATATTCACTGCGCTTATCAGAAGGCACTCGCGAGTCGGCTCGGCTCTGACAAGTGCATTCACGACGCTCCGCGCCTGATGCGCTTGCCGGGCTTTGTCAATACCAAGTACGACCACCGACCGCTCTGCTATGTGGCTGCTGTCGACACGGACAACACCTACTCGCTCGCGGATTTTCCTGACCCGACGGATGGAGAGTCGGAGCGAGTGGGCGTTGTCGTGCCGCCAGTGCCCAAGAGCATGAGCAACCTGTCGCACCGATTCTTGAACGAGGGCTATGTGATGCCAGCGGGTCGCAGACAAACCATCTTCACCGTGGCATGCGATCTCGCGGCTCGGTCGTGGGAGGAGGGCGATGCCATCAAGGCGATCACGGAGCGAGCGCAGACGCTCGGGCTGTCGCCGATTGATTTGCTTGACATCCCGAGGCAGATCGCAAACGCATTCAAGTTCCCGCGCTTGCCGTGCGTGGGAGATGCCGAGGCGGCAACACCAGCGGCC